AGACAGTAAAGTTTCATCGTGACCAGCTCCCTAGGTTCATCCATTGAGAAGATGACTACATGCGCGTCTGGTTGGTTGACGAGGTTCCACACGATACTGTTCAACAGCATTTGAGATTTGCCTGTGTGTGATCTGCCTACGACCATCATCACCTCGCCACGCCCGACACCACGGGTAGCTAAATCTATTTCACTGAGTCCCAGATACCAGCGTTCTGTCGGGTTTGAAACGAAACCTATCAGGTTGTCTACAACCGCGGAGGTTAAAACAAACGACGTGGGTTTCTCCCCGCCTGCTGCGGGTGGGTGTATCTCGGAAGGAGTTTCGCCTGCAACAGTTTGTTGCGCTGCTGCGAGGCGACGACTCACTTCTTCGGGGGTTTGTATTTCCATAGGTTAAATACGTGCGCGTATCTGCTTACCTATTTTTCCTAGCTCATCACTGTCTTTGCCAGTGAAAGGGCAAACAAAATGGTCAGGCACTTGCGAGCTGCCATCTTGGTTAGACAACCATAATGCTTTGTCGTTGTCTTTCTTGTGTTTATAGTCGGGGCCTTTAAGGTTGTTGAACGTGCCGTCTAGTTTCTTCTCCCAGTTGGGGTTCCACCAGTCGCCCTGGTTGTTCATCAGGTCATCCCAATATGATTCTTTGGAACCACCACCAGAGGGAGCAGTCCTCGCGGCAGGTTTCGCCACGGGATCACTCGCGTTGTTTGAGGGAACACTTTTGGAAAGCCTCCGCACTCCCTGTTCTGTCACCTCATATCCGACACCCAAAGCCTCATAGTTAGCCATATCAAGAGTGGTTCCCCATTCTTCGATCTGTTTAACTATTTCTTCTTGGGTAGCGCCGTCAGTTACCGTGATGGTCACCGAGCATGACGCTTCAGAGGGTTCATAATCCCCTGTTTGTATTACTTGTCTACGGAAAACCGTAAACGAATTGCCTTCTGGCATAATAGTTTCTCCTAACTATAGTTGCTTAAACGGGTCTGGACCCGCAAACCTACCACGACATGTTGACCATGCGCCACACCACTTTGGTGAACAGTGCCAACCACTCATTTGGAGAGGCCACACTGGTAGGTCCGCTGTGATTAGTGTCCCCGCAGAGCGCGCCAAAGCAACCAAAGAAGCCCACTCCGCGGGTCCACACTCGACAAGGTTCTTATGAACTTTGCCTTTCACAAGATGAACGAACTCGAACTGCATCGGTTCGTTAATGCCACCGTCTGCCATTGATGCAACAGCAAACGTGTAAGCGGCAGCTTGAACTGACCACCGCCTTTTCTCCCAGTCATCAGATGGTTTACGACCAGGATTTTTCCAATCGACTATAGGAGCGGGGTGATGTTGCACACAGTCGATGCTGCCATGCAACCAGATTTCAGGTTTGTGATCCACCACTAGGGGTATCTCAAATTTGTATTCAACAGCTTTGGGATCAATACCGAGCCTGACCTCATCCCACCACACGGCAGAGTTCAACTCGATTATCTCCACGCACTCTTCTTCGTTCTTGTGGTTCCAACGAACAATCTCATCAGAGTTGTTGTACCAATAGTTGAGCGACTCTGCAATCATGTCGTCACGACTGGTGTGTTGACCCGTGTTGATGTAAGACTGTAAACACATTTCGATACCGTGATGCACGGCGCTGCCTATCATTGTGGATGTCGACTCGGTGGATTGAGAGATGCCCAGCATGTCCTGTCTTGCACGTTCAGGACACATAGCTAAACTACCTAGCCATGACTGTCTGAGGATGATTCTGTCATCTTCTAACCAGACTGCTTTTTGTATACCCATGTGTTACACCTTAACATATATTCTTGACTTGTAAACTATTTCCCACTAGGCTAGGCTAGCACTAGGCTAGGCTCGCTTTGACTACATCCATCCGAGTATCCCAGTTGCTAGTACTAGGCTAGGCTAGAGGAGTGTCTGTTTCTTTTTCGCCTTGTATTATTTTAAAGTTTCTTTCCACATCAGGTTGCTCGGTTTCTTTCTGCACTCTCTGATACTGCGGTGAGATCAGTTCAGCTAACTCTGATAAAAAAAATTCGTAAGCTGTTTGTTGGTTGTAAACAAAATCCCCGATCCGCGTTAACGCTTCCTGGATGGTGAGATAGTTGATGCCTACAACGTCAGCTAATGTTTGCTCAGGGAGGATAACTATTTCCTCTAAGCGTTGTAGTCTTTCCTCGGTGGTTTGTTTTTCTGTCATGTTCTTCCTTTCGGGTTGGAGGTGAGAACAGAAGGGGCTAAAGAAAGGAAGTTAACCTAGCCCCCCCTGTCCTCGACAAGAGGAGGGTTTCTTGTTGTGTATAAAAGTAGTTGACTGAGACCAGTACGTCAAGCCATTAAGTAATGTTTACTTTTTCGGGAAAGATTCCCGACAGTCCCTGCCCAGAGAATCGAACTCTGGATACAACCATTCAGGGGGTTTCGATTTATAGTGCCTCCCATATCTGCTTGCGTACTTGTTTCCATGCTGCGGCTTGCGCTCTTGCCATTGCTCCAAGAAAAGCCCTACCGACAAACTCGGCATCTACATACTCTGCATAGTAATCACAGTCATCAAAGAAATTCTGTAATTGCTCAGGTGTAAGCCTAAGAGTCCATACAGTCTTTGTTCTTTTAACGATGTCTATTTCACCTAGATCATCGACATTATTAAAGCGGTCATAGTAGTCATACGCTACCTGTCCGCTAATGGTTATTAACATAGCTTCCTTTCATAATGTACCGTCAAACACCATCGCTTGACACAACAACCCTATCACACAACAAATACCTTGTCAAATCGTGATTGCACAAACACCCTCTAAACCGACCAAATCAAATTGTAAAACCGCAGGTCAGAGACTTTTTTTATTTTTTTTTACTCTGATCCCCACGTGCCATACGACACGCTAGCGTTTCTGCGTTGCGCCCGTTTACCCTTAGGGCGTTTAGCTTCCTCGTCACGTAACCTTAAATATTCTTCACGGGTTAAAGCTGTATGCTCACCCGATGGTGGTATACCCATCATCTTTCTCCTTTCATTCGTCTTTAGACTCCCAGTCTCGCGTCAACGCACTCACATACTCGACAGCTCTGTCATAATCTTGGAACAGTTCACGGATACGCCCATCCTGGACAACCACCCATCTGGTAGTAGACAGACCAGCGCCCATCGAAATGATCCTGCGTTGTATCTGAAGATCAGTTCTCATACTGACACCTTAACTGTTGAGGGTAGAGACTCACCGCACCCCCATACGATTAAGCCTCCACCCTTCAACATCCTGTCACCCCACCAACGGTGAAGTGAGAGACTGTATAGCGATACGTTTACCATCAGCGTAAGTATGCACCCTTATCTTCACACCTCTACGCTTACCTGCCTGGTATGCGGAAGATCTGAAAGAGTCTACCTTAGTAGCGAAATCTACTCCTTGTGACAACACTCTAGGCACACCGTCAAACCACGACTCCCAGTCGTAGCTCTCTGTGCGTTGTACTGATTTGGGAAACTCGGTTAATATCTCTGCCATCAACCTATCCTTTCTGTTACTGTGGGGTCACTCTGACCCCAACACTTTTGGGATGGTCGCCAATGCTTCCACCCGCCTCCATTGTAAAACAATTCTGCCGCTGTTGCTACGTTCGCTTCCAAATCAAACGGACTGAAACCTTCCATGCCTGCACGTTCCGACCTGATAGACCAGTACTTTCCTAAAATTTGGAAAGCACCCACAGCTAAAGCATCAGACACCGCATCATTGTGCGTATCACCAGGCATAGCGCTACTCTCACAGAAAGCAACCCTCAACGCCCACTCTAAGTGGTCATCAAGCCAATAGATATCAACCAATTCTCGTAAAGTTTTCTGATCCAAATGAAACCTGGTAGGAAGATCATGCCAATCAGTCAACACCGCCTCAGCTCCACCCAAATACTCCATGTGTGCTTTACGTGTACGCGAACCATAAACACCATCAACCTGCTTCATTCCTAAAAACTCTTGCAGTTCGACTACATCAGAGCCACGTTTATACATCGGAAAAGCATAATTATACATCAACGGTGGTGCTGTCGTGGTTGAAACCCACAACTTGTCCAACACCGTAGTGGTCGTAGTAGTGGTCGTTGTTGTAGTCAACACAGGCGGTGCGGGTCTTTGCGCCTCATTCAACGGCACACGCGGATACCACGCCACCAAGATACAACACACCCCCGCCACTAGGAG